GCGGTGTTAGCAACACGGTCTACGCTGTCTACCCATAGCAATTCTTCATCAATCTCAACGATACCCTTGCCAAGGTCTGAAGCAGAACCTAGGCTAAGAATGGTTGGCGAAGAACTAGGAGAAGTTGTTGTGGTGACAGCAGATACCAGATAGGTAGAGCGGTCTTGCTGATAGGTATAGCCAGATAGATTTATCTGGACTTCATCCATCATCTGAGCCAAGGTGTATGTCATAGGTTTATGCTCCTTAAAGCATCAGTCGGTGAAAGGTCAGTAGTCCCAGCAAGTTCATTACAGACTGCGCCTAAACCTTTATAGTCATTAGGTTGTCTATTGGCATCAGCCTTCTTATTAAGTGCACCAAGCAAAGCAAGTCCTGTTGTATTGGCATAGTCATTAGCAGCAGCAACTGGTGCCTGATATGCCGTTAGTGCTGGATATGTCCCACCATTAGCCAACCTATTAAGTTCGCTAGTAAATGTACTACCTGCTGTGCCTGTTGCCATTACTTGCCTTTCTTCTTTAGTACCGCAGCATTATCTACTAAATTTGGATACGGTCTACCCGCAGCCTTTGCACGTTTTTTGGCAGCAGCCTTCTGTGCAGGAGTTAGTTTTGTAGATTTCTTCTTTGGATTCTTCTTGTCCCAAAATTGTTTTTTCACCATTTCACCTTGTCAGCCCAGTAAGCAGCAGACATTTTCCCTTTAGCAATGTTCTTGCTATGGCGTGCTTTAAAAGATGCACGCTTCTTCTTCATTCTGTCAGACTCTCCAGCCTTTGGTTTGCCAGCAGTCTTAGCACCCTGTTCACCAAAACGAATGGTCTTTACTTGGCTGCCTTCTTTAGCCACAACAACGTGTGACTTGGTTGGGTGGTTAGGTGTTCTCTTAGGTTTATTAAACCCAGATACCCCAGCCCTCTTAAGCCTTGGGTCCGCTTTGCTTGCCATATTCCCCATACTTTCCTAGCACTGCTCTTACTGTGCCATTCTTGTTTAACCGCACCACTAAACCATTCTTAATCTGAACAGAATTAAATCCGCGGTGCGGTTTATATTTACCTGATGACATTACTTCTTAGCCTTACCCTTAACCTTCTTAAGATTTGGGTTTTTCTTCTTGGCTGCTGCTGAGGCTTTCCGAGCACCAGCCGCAAGGATTGCTCCTGCACGTTCCTTGGAGATACCCTGCTTTTTGGCAATTTGTGATTGGGCTGCTTTGAAGCCCATTCCTTTTTTTGCTTTCACTTTTTGATTCTGCCTTTTTTGTCATACTGACGATTTTGTAATACTGCACCCCAGAACTGACCAGCATCAGATTGTGTTCTGCCTTGTTCATTCCACTGTGCGTACTCTTTTGCTACATTCTGTATGTAGCGAGCAATAGTTGATTTGCTTTCACCTACACGTGTTTTGCCAGCCATTGTTACTTCTTCTTCATTTTCTTAGCAGCCATCTTTTTCTTTGCTGGCTTCATCATCATTGCTTTTTCTTCCATCTTTTCAGCCTTGGCGTACATCTTTGCTGCCTTCTTACCTTTGGCTGTATATGGGAACTTCTTCTTTCCTACCTTTGGCATATCTATACTCCTAGTTCTTTCATTACTGCTGCTGATTTTTCGTTGATTGTTCTGGCTGGTGGCATTTTATTGCCGTCATAGGGTCTACCCATAACTTCACTAGCCTTTACTGCCTCTTGAATCTTCGTCATAGAAGTTCCATTTGGCTGGATACCTTGTGCTCTTGCTGCTTTATAGGCATCCAATTCTTTGTTAAATGCTTTAGTAGGCATACTGCGTTTACTATCAGCATCTCCTGCGTTCATTTGAACGCTCATCCCCTTGCATCCAAAGCAGCCGTCTACATACTCAGGATGGTATTCCCAGTGTTTCATAGAGCAGTAAAGTTACTTTCTGTGACACCAACATCACCAGCAATGAGTGCTGCTTTAGTAGCATCATCTACTGTGTAGTTGTAGCCACCTCGGTATACAACAGGATAGTTTAATAAATCAGAATCCTGTGGGTATCTAATCTGAATATAGTCCCCATCTGTGTCCCTAACGATAGTAATGCCACGGTCTATTCTGTAAAAGTAAAATAAACGGGCACCACCTGCAGGACCTTCTTGCACTGTAGGTGTTTTAAATAGCCATTCAGTCATAAGTCCTCCTTAGTGAACTCACCCCGAAGGGCAGACTTTTCAAATATGTCTGCCCCCAGAGTCAATCAACTAGAGAGCAGCGATTGATGAACCAGTTTCAATACGATACAACGCTTCGTCACGATAGATGGCAAAGCCGAGTACGCCGTACCAGCCCATTGGGCGGAAGCGCATCAACTTGTCAGTTACGTTACCGATAACGATGTGTGGTTCTTCTGCAACAGCCTCAGCAAGTGCTTGCTGTCCGCAGACGATTGTGTCAAAGACACGGGTTACTGGAGTTACAGTAACAACTGTGGTTGCAGTAACTGCAGCAGTGTTTGCTGTATCTACAGTAAAGGTTGTGGTTGAACCTGAAGTTTCAATTGCAGTAATCTTTGCACCAGAAGCGATACCAGTTCCAGCAATCTTGTCGCCAACTTCAGCACGAGTTGCGATAACAGCAGAAGAAGCAACACCAAAGGTGAAGCCTGCTGATGTACCAGCAACAGTTACAGCGGTTGTAGCAAGAGCGGTCTGGTCTGCACCTGACTTAGAGTTAGCAAGACGTGAAGACTCAACGAAGAATGCACCTTCGTAATCTCCGATTTCGCCTGCCCAAATCTTGTCAACAGATGGTGAAGTATTAGCGTGAACGAAGTTCCAGCCCATATTTCCAGTTTCTGCACGAAGGTCGTGTGAAACTTCTGGGTGAATACCTGTCCAGTACAAGGAACCACGGCGAGCCTTAGCCTTGTTTGAACGCAACTTAGCAACTGCCTTGCGGATGTCCGCAGAGTCAATTGTGTCAGAAGCGGTAAGAGTTGCTGTAGATGTACGAGCACCTCCGTATAGAACGTTTGAACCTGCGCCGAGTGTGTTCATTGCTACGACGTCAATAGAATCAGCAAGGTTGTATGCAATGATGTTTGCAATTGCTGGGTCTACGTCTGCCAATGAGAACAACTCAAGAGCACGGGTTACGAGTACTGCATTACCATACTCGTTAAGAGTAATGGTTACAGTTGTAGGTGTTGTAAGAGAAACTGCATCTGGGTCAGTTGTCTCAGTAAGAGTAGATGTTGCTTGGTCAAGGTCAACGTACTTCTGTAGAACTACGGTTGAACCTGGGAAAGCCTGCTTAGCAGGGCGCTTGTCTGCGACTGAACGAATAAGTGGTTCAGAACGTAGCGCAAACTCTAGAAGACGGTCATACGCCTTCTGTACTAGACCAGCACCACCAACGGAACCGCCGAGTGATGTACTCGCGGTTGACGTATATTGGTTGGACATTGTGTTGCGTCACCTCCAGTGACTATGAACGATTAGGAATTTCGCAATAGATTGATGAGTTCATCCATTGACTCCGCACTATTCATACGGGCTTCAATGTCTATTGCATTGCTTGGAGTAATTCCGCCTTGAGTTAAAACATCTTGCTGACGTAGTGTCGCAAGATTGTTCTGCACTTCTTCTTGTTCAGCCTGTGGGGTATAGCCAATTAAATCTCCGTTATCACGGAGCCAAGAGTCAATAGACTCCTCAGTGGCATCCTCTACATCTTTCAAGATAAGGCGTGCAGCCTTAGCGTTTACTCCCTTTTTTGCTAGGACGTCTTTGACGGTGGTTTCTTTCTTTTCCTTGAGGAATCCTTCAAGTTGTTCAGAAAGTTCCTTAATGCGCTTCTCATCAGCACGCTTGGCTTTTCTTAGTTTCTTAACTAAGTCATCGCCAGTTAGTTGATGGTCAGGTACATTGTCTTCGTCTTCTTCTTCATCCCAGTAGTTGTTGCTCATAGCAACCACCCTTTCTATTTGTAGTTAGTCGCAAGCCACAGTTCTGCTCAGGGGTTAGCAGGCTGGCTCTTGCTGCCAGTCTTATACACCGCGTGGGGCTGGTTGGTCCACGTCGGGAATCTAGAATGTACCGCCTGTTTGGGTACCTAATGAACCTCTACCGACACCGCTACTACCGCTAAAGGTTCCTATTTCACGTTCTGTTAAACGGCGGCGTTTACGTTGTGCAGATGCAAGACTGTTAAATACTTCTTGCTCTGCTTCAGCCTGACCATACTGGTCAAGAACACCCGTATAAATTTCACTAAGTTTTGTAGCCCCTGGCAAAATGTCTGCAATAGTTGCATAACCTTTCTGCGCCTGGGCTTCAGTAATGCCTTGTGCTGCCAATTGTTCAGCCACATTAACACCAGCGGTAAGTCCTTGACGTGCTGCAGCCACTCCAATTTCTGCTGCTGCAACTTGACGTTCAACCTTAGGAAATTGCTGTGCTGGGTCAAGAACATAGGCAACCATATCTGTAGTTCCAATACCGTAAAACTGACGTAGCATTGCACTAACAGCAGGGTCAGCATTCTGAACACGCTGCACTGCAGTAACTACACGGCTAGATAGTTCTTCTGGAGATACATCGTTGCCAAGAAACTGAGAAACATAACTATCATTATCAAATTGTTTTAGACCATATGACCTAAGAATCTGACGGTATCTATCCTCAAGACCAATATATGTTCCTGGGTCAAGTACTTTAAGACCTTTTTTAAGCCGTTCTTCATTTGCTATAAAACGTTGTTTGTATTCTTCAGTATCTTGTAACTGTAAAGAAATAGTATCTTCGCTAGCACCAGTAGCAATTAAAGTTTTAATTTTAGGTATTAGACTTGATAGACCATACCTATTAAAGCGGTCAGTAAGAACAACTAAAGCATTCTCTCTTTTTTGTTTTGCTGCAGCCTCTGCTGCTGCTTTAGCGTCTATAGCAGCCTGTTGATTACTAGCACTCAATGCTGCAATTTGGTCTTGCAAAGACTTAATAAGTGACAATACTGCAGGGTCTGTTGTATTAGTTACTATAGGTGTAGGCGTAGGAGTTGGTGTTGGGGTCGGCGTAGGTGTAGGAGTAGGGGTTGGAGTAGGAGTTGGAGTCGGCGTAGGGGTTGGAGTTGGTGTATTTTGTTTTACCATTGTCTCAACAAAAGTTTTTGTTTGGAAAGGTCCATATCCAGATGCCTTTGCAATTGCGTTAGCAGCCGCTGTCATACCAGCAACATCGCCTTCATTAGCAGCCATCTCAAAAGCAATTGTAGGTATTTCTATATTTTTCTTTTTGGCTAGTTCTTTGCTGGCAGTAATACTTGCCTGTAAATCGGCTAAAGCATTAGCATTAGATTGTGCTATTTGTTGACTATATGCACGAGCATTAGCAATACGTTTTGCTTCAGCAATATCTTCTGGTGTAGCCATTAGTACGCCAACCCCCAATTTTGAAGTATCGTTCTACCAATATTGTCATAGGCATCACGAGCATTATTTGTTAGTAACCATTCTTCTGAATTCTTTACTAGTTCTTGAACCTGCCATAAAGGCATAATCTCAAAAGAATTAGTCTTAGGGTTTACATAGCCAGTTACTTTTTGGAATAAAGGATTATCATTAGAAATAGTGTCCACATCTTTTTCTAACAAGTTAGCCATCATTTGTTTTGCAGCAGATGTTTGCATACTAAAAGACCTACCCGCTTCTATGCCTTTGGCATAGGCTGGATAGGCAGATATAGCAAATCCCTTTAGTTCTTCTTGGATAGTTTCATCCGTAGTAGTGCCAGCCAAAAGACCATTAGATACTTTGTCCCAGTAATTCTTTGGTAGTAGATAACCCACGCCTTGGTCATCTGCATAAGTCTTTAGGGTATTAAGAGTTCCAAGGGTGCTGCCCCCAATTTTGCTACCCATCTTGCCAGAGTTAAGAATTTTAATTTCTAACTGAACATCTGTATCGCCAGCATCATATGAAGCATCTAGCAAAGAATCCATATCAGGGGTAAATAAAAACCCTTTTTCAATTAGTCTTCTTTTCTGAGCCTGCTTCCAAGCGTCTAATTCCTGAGCATATACACCTGGTCTAGTTGCTTTATTTGTTTTCCGTTGAGCAGATGTACTAGTAAGATTTTTATAATAATCAGAATTAAAATAAGCCAGTCTTGCTTCGGCAATATTGCCAGCAACAAACATATCAAAAATAGGTTTAAGTTCAGGGAATGCAGAAAGTATTGTTTCTGTAATACCTAAAGCGAGGGCTTCTGCTTTACCAGTTGCATTTGGGTTAGGCATAGTATTGCCAGCACCCTCTGATACGTAATCAGGCTTCATACTACTGGTGCTCCCATCTGGTCAAGAAATACTAAAAAGTCAAAACTTTTCTTCATATTTGTAGCACCTGGTAATTCACGTTCAATCATACCTGGCAGTTCAGCACGTACCTGTGCTTCAGAAAATGGTTTGGTTTGTTTACGGACATTTACTCCACCAACTTTTGTCATTGTAGTTAATGTGCCTTCTTTAATTTGTTTCATATACATATCTGTTTTTTGCTGTATAAAAGAATCTACTTCATCAGGTGACATATCTGTTTCACTGCTATAAGCATCACGAACAATAGCCTCAACCACATCACGGTCCATAAGGTTAATATCCCGTAATGGGTAACCGCTGCCATCGCCTTTACGAGTAGCAACTATTCCGCTTAGCCAAGACTTATAAGGAGTAAATTTAGTTTTGCCATCAATAGTATAACTTTGCACTTGAATAGTGCTGTAGTTTCTAGCAGAACTTAGTAATGCTTTATTAAGAGCATTCTCATCTTTTGATAGGTATTCTTCTTCTGACATAAATTGCTTGTCATAAAGTTGTTTACGCAAACTTTCAAGATTACCTTTAAAACCTTCACGTAGTTTTTTAATAGCCGCTGAACCATTAAGAATTTGAAAACCAATACCATCATCGGCTACCCAAAAGAATACTTCACGGGTATCAATTGGCTCGCCTTTTTCATTGTATTTAAACTCTTGAAGTACAAGATTGCCATACTGGTCAAGACCAACTCTTACATTACCGCCTTCAGTACCAACCTCACCAAAACGGGTTATTAGGTCTTGAAGATGTTTTTTATTTGCTTCTTCTTGAGACTTAAGTTTAGTCGCACGGGCACGGTCTTTTGTTTCAGCCTGATTTTTTGCTTGCTCTGGACTGCTTGCTGCCACGGCTATCCCCTTTCTGGTGATGCACTAATAGCATCACGGGAGTATTTGTTCATCAACGGTATAAAGATAAGACGTGTTGCTTCTTTGACGGATGGGTCAAAAGATAGTTGACCAAGTATTGCCATTACTTCTTGCTTAAGTTGAGTACGGTCAGAACTAAAAGTATAAGACCGCTTGTTCACCATATTGTCAGAGAAGTCAATAAAAGAACGTACCTGCTCAATAGCAAACTGCATAGAAAGTCTTGTGCCATCAGAAATAGGAGCCTTTGGGTCATTGGCTGCAGCACCAATATCACGAAGCATTTTGTTTAGTTCGCCTTTATTGTCTGCATCTAGTAACGCATCTTCTAGTTCTGGGTTAGACATAAGCAACAACTGACGCTCACGCTCGGCAAGAGCAATGATTTGTCTACGCTCTGAATAGTCAACAGTATCTGCCAACTTCTTATTCATAGCATCACCAATAGCAAAGTACTTTTCTTTGTCTGTTGCTATCTGAACTTTTTCTAGATAGTTCATTAGGTCTGGTTGCTTTACTAAACCTTGTGCTTCCATCCAGTTATAGACATCGGGATTATATTCACCAATCTTTGGTGCAAAAATATACCCAATGCCAGACTGAGCATAGGTCTTTACAAAGTCTTTATTGTCAGTAGCCCAGCCTTTAAGTTCATCTGTCTTATTAATGAAGACTCGGCTAGCCTTTTCATTTCTAGGAATTGTATAAACAGACTTACCAGGATTGCTGCCAACAAACATAGCCAACGCCATTTCAAATGGATTAGATACTTCGGTATCTGACTTCAGTACACCTTCATAAATATCCCAGAAAGCACCAGTCCAAGTGCTAATACCATTGTCTCTAATAAAGTCTGGCAAACCTTTAGAGTCTTTTAGGGTTGGAAAACCTGGGCTAACCATACCCAACATAGCCTGACCTACAGCCACATTGTCTGCTGCAATTCTTAAACGATATAGATACTCTTGTTTTTGCTTAGCATTGGCATTATCTGGTAAACCATTACCAAATGCTTCTAGATAAGATATACCCTGAAGAACATAATTAGACTTCATTCTGTTCTTTTCGGCAGGTTTAACTGTCTCCCAACCGATGCTAGCAAGCATTGGCATTGATACCTTTAGTGCCTCACCAAGGTCTGTATTCTTACCAATATGACCCATAGCAAATGTATCTAGGAAATCTGCTGCTCTGTTAGTCCAGGGATAGATAGCATCTTCCCAGTCTTTTGGTAATACAGCACTAACTATTGGTAAATCACGCAATAAAGCCTTAGCCGCCAAAATACCTAAACCAGAAACAGGTCCAGCAAATGCTGGCTGCCCAGCATCAGGGGCAAAAGAAGGGTTAATCAATCGGAACTTTAAAGTAAAGTCATTGAAAGAACCAACCTTAAAGTTTTCATCACCAGTTAGTTTTTGAATAACTTTCTGAGTAGCGGTATTCATAACAATATCTGTTGGGAATACTAGGTACTCATCACCATTCTCATCTTCATATACTGAACCAAAGTTCTCAAGACCGTAGTTAAGCAAGCGCATTCTCATTAGCGCTC